ACCTATTAATTCAAAATCCACTTGTGCATTTGAATTATAATTTAGTGCAGTTAAATCACCACATCCATTACATTGTTGTGAACCATCAATAAAATCATCAGCTATATCAATCATCCAATCTGATATTTGATAATCTACCCCCTCTTGACATAAATAAGTTTGCTCTGGACAAACATAAGTATAATTAGAACCATCTGGACATTCAACACAACCTCCAAAAAGTGATTGACTAGGACTACAACAACTTCCAGGGTCGGAACCAAAATTTAAACAACAATTACCACACTCATCCTCTGATTGTCCAGCTGGACAATCAGGTCTTTGGTCAATTGATTCTTCAGGTATTTGAAAACACCAAGGTAAATCCTCAGGACAAAAATTATTTTCTTCAAGATTTAAATGACCGTCTTCAATTAAACCATTGTTATATGGCTCACCAAGTGCGTCATTTAATTGTAATAAATTACAAAATGAACTTTGAATTGTACCTGATAAATTATTGTCTTCTAGTTCGATTTCTTCTAAAACAATGTCACCCTCTAAATTTACCATATTACCTATACAATTTGGTATTGAACCAATTAAACGGTTTCCATACAAGTATATTCCTCGTAAGTTTATTAAATCACAAATTCTTTCAGGTATTTCACCCTCTAATCCTTCATTGGGTCTAAATACCTCCGTGGTATTAGCAATCGAATAACACTCACCCCATAACTCAACTTCACCTGCTGGACAACCAAAACACTCAAGTGATGACTCTCCTAAAACCGCTTGAACAATTTGCACAACATCCAATATATCAAGATTACCATCACCATTAACATCTGCGATACATTTTTTTTCTTCAATTGATATATTATCACCTAAATCACTCTCATCATCTAAAATAATTTGAACTATTTGCACAACATCTAATATGTCAACACTTCCATCTTTATTAACATCAGCGGGTAAAGTACCATTAACTCCAATTTCGTCACAAGGGTATGAGTAGCATTCAAATCGTTCTGGTGTTTTAATTGATGGATTTTGATTATTTTTAATTAAATTTTCAAGTTCGTCAAGTATTTGTATAACTTTTTCTTTTGATTCAAATTGATTACCGATGTTATAATAATAATCAATATTTTTTTTAAGCGTTAAAATATCATTAACTGCTTTTTCCTTTTCTTTAGTGGTTAGTTTTGTTATGGGAATTTGAGACATTGGAGCCTTTATTAAACCGCAAACCCGCGGGCTCTAAGTAAATCACTTCTTGAAATAATTTCTACTTTACTTCTATTACCATAGTTTGAATTAGCTGTATACTCAATTGGGTTTCCATCACCCGTGTGTACCATGTTATTTCTCCAATAATCGGCGTCTCTAACGTCATTTTCTAATGATGTCACTTCATCAATGTTTGGATTATATGTTGCACAAATGAAATACCATTCAGTAAAATCCAAAGGTATTTCGGTGTATTGTGTTGGATTTACACTTGTTAAATTACTTGGATTAGCACCTAAATTTATTTTTGAAGAATCAAGATTACCAACATGAGAATCATAATAACGAGCTTGACCCTCTGTGGCACCAACACCAATCCCATCATTGTCTAAAACCAATAGTCTTAAATACCTCCTTTCATTTGATATTAATGTGTCTAATTTAAAACCTAGTGGATTAGTATCTCTAGTTGGATTGGAAAAATTAAATAATGTTCCCTCAGATACCTTGTCTAAAAATCTAACCCACATTGTAATTGTAAATCCAGTCGACAAATAATCTCGTGTTTCAGGATTTAATCCTTCAACAAAATCATTATTTACATTTCTAATAATTATACCTTGATTTAAATTTCTAAATTTTAAATAACCAGAAGATTGATTTTGATACTCGGGTCTTTCGTCTTGAATTAATCCAGCTTGGTCATCAATATCTTGTAAATACGTGTTAAGTGTATTTCTTAATGATTCCAAAGTTTGACCACTATTAATTGAATCACCTGAGGATTCTACAGTTCTATCCAATCGTGTTATGGAAGCATTTGGATTTATAGGATTTTGTGAAATATCATTTGTAGAGTCATAATCTGTGGCTATATCTAATAAATCATCTTCATTTTCATCTACAAAATTTGGAAAATCATTTATTAAATTTTGAAATTCATCAAAAAAGGCATTTATTCTTTCTTGTCTTGATGATACACCAGTTAGTAATTCATAAATATTAGTGTCAAGAAATTCATTTGCTTGTTCAGGTGATATGTTTGATGTTTTTTGTTCTATACCTAAAAACTGACTGATGTTCAATGGATTAACTGTACCATCTTCATTTGTAAAAGCTATTAAAGGAGTTATGTTAAAAGAAGCATTGTATGGAGCTGGTGCTCCCATTGTCACCCCCGCACTATTATTTTCACCAGTTGGAAATATGTCTATTGTTATACCCCCCACACCGACTTCAACTTCTGGATTCGATAAATAAATATTTTCAACTATTTGATTTAATGTCAAACCAATGGTTTCTGTAGCATCTGATACCTGTACTAAATCTTCTTCATTAGCTTTAATATCTTTTTGATATAGAACTAATGTTTCGGAAGTATCTCTAGCAGTTTGAATTATTCCATTTCTAATTGTTTTTTGATTATCTTTAACTATATCTTGATTTACATACTGACTAGTAATTAACTTATCCGCTATTTCATCAAATACTTGTTCTAATAAATTTAAATGTTCTACCGCCAATTTTATTTCCTCCCAACTACAAATTCAAAATCATTATCAAATATTTGTTCTTGTCCATCATCATATTTTAACTTCAATTGTATTTTATAAACCCTATCAGGATAAAAACCATCCAGGTATTGGATAAAATAATTTGAATTACTATCACAACTCATGGATGTGAAAGCACTAAATGGAACAACAAATTCATCAGTAGCTACATCTTTTATTGCATAGGAACCCGAACCCTCTGGTATGAATGAAGCTGAAACTGTTTGTACTGATGTGGAAAATGATTTTTGTATATAACGTTTTCTAGCACCAACTCTAAATTTAACTCTTTCACCAACTTTGTAAGTTTCTCTTAAACCTTGCATGTATAAAAAGTTATCCGCCAAACCACTCATAGTTAGTGCAGTCAATGAACCTGTGTTTGAACCCGTACAAGGTAAATGGTCGTCCCAACGAACTTCTAATCTTGGTGAAAAAATTGTATGTGTGTTTCTCGAGAAAAATTTTAAATGCCCGAAAGTTGTGGAATCTGTTTCTTGACTACCACTAAATCTAATCTGCATTCCATAATTTTCAAATTGTCCATTTAACCAACCCTCAACCATATCCGTAACTTCAACATCTACATCTGGTGATTGATTTGAAAAAGTTTGAGTTGATGAGCTAACATTCAATACTATTGGGCCATTTTTTCCACCATTAGCATGACTCCATGTTATAGCCGACGCCCCTTTGAAATTACTTCTATTTTCCCAACTACAACCATTGGTGTTTTTTGGTCTATCACCAAATTTTCCAACGCCTTCTGTCCATGATTGTGAAATAACTTGTACAGCTAACTTGTATTCTTCTGATAATTCTGAATTACCTTCAGCCTCATATAGTCTTAAAAAATATTTTGAACCAATTACTGAGCCGGTTTGGGGTAAGGGAATCGTACCATCAACTATAGATTTTGATAATTCTGTAAACTCTGTACCATTAAAATTAACTAATGCTCTTGTTTGAAAATCAAATGAATCATTGAAAAATTCTTTTTTAACCTCAAGTATTTGGTCTCTACCAAAGTTTTGGTCTTTAAAAGATTCACCAGTTATATTAGACGAACCACTTGAAATCCATGTGTCTTGTGAAGGAAAAATAAAATGATGCATTATCTAACTACTCCTTTAATGTTTTGATTTGGGTTTTTAAGTTCAAACACACCTGGATTATCAGGATGTGGTGGCAGTATTGTACCATTGGTTAATGCAGTTGCAAAATCATAATACCATCCATAACCATTCACTCCACTCCCACCATTGTCTGGTGTTTGGATACCACCCGTTTCAGTATTAAATTGATATGTATATAAATTTTGACCAAAGTCCACACCACCAGTTGTATTGTAATCACTGGTTTGTGAAATTGTAACATAGTTCACAGCCCTAACACCATCTATGTCCATTAATTCATATTCTAATTGACTAACATATATTGGTTGACTGAATTGCATTTTTTCAATTTTAAAGTAATCTTTTATTTTTTCAATACATAATAATTTAACTTCATTTTTATTTGCATATTTATGAGAAACAACATCAAAAAATACACCAAAGTTAATTACATGTCCATCTTTAATATTTACGTCATCGGTTAAAATTTTAAAATTTGACAAATAATTTTTAATATTGTTTTGTAATAAAACAGGTATACCATCGGTCAAATCTTCAAAACCAGTCGTTCCTGCTATCGGATTCCCTACAAGATTTTTAGTATTATTGTAAGCTAAGACAAAAACATCAATAGACCCTAATGTTAAGTTTGGCGCTTCTTCAGGTATTAATCCAATTTCATTTTCTATATTAGTTATAAAACTTGGAATACTTTGAATCAAAGTATTGTTTTGTATTATTTGACCATAATTTGCACTAGAAATTTCGTAACTAGTAGTTTCATCTTCTGATTCTATTTGTGTAAATCCATCTGTGGTATTATCTTGTATTACGTATTCATCAACATTTCTGTTAATAGCTTCAAGGTTTTCAGTAATACCTTCAATTATATCCGTAGTTGATTGGACATTAGTTTCAGTAGTATTGACTCTACTTACATATACTTTTGCAATGTTACCAAATTTAGGTGGAATGTTCAATACTCTAGCTTCATAATCTTCTTTTGTAACACATCTGTTTTGTGTTGTAAAAAATGCTTTTGTTTGTTCCTTAATCTCCTCAATGGTTTCTTCATCTTTACCCCCAACTGCTGGTCTATCATTTGTAACATCCAATAAAGCTCCTGCACCTGCTATTCTTGTAGAATTTACAATTGATGTAAGTGCACTAGATGGAACATTAGAACTTATTCCACCACCAACTCTGTAGGTAATTGTCATAGTTGTATTGTTTGGTGTTTCTCCTAATGATGAATACTCATCACCTAATAATGGATTAATTGCACCTTGTAAACTATTTGCTTGACCTGGTACAACTATACCAGCTTGCTCCAAATCTAAAAACTCACCATCAATAGTTTGTCCATTATTTAAAACACCATTTCCAAAAACCAATGATGTAGTGTTATCTTGATTAGTTTCTCTAGTGAATCTTTTTGTCGTAGACCTATATGTTAATGAGTATGGTACGGCGACATCCGTTGTAACTCTATTTCCAGCAGTATCAAAATACGCATCAACAACATTTGAATCGTCTGTGTTTATTCTAGTAACATCATTAGTATAATGAGTTTCAATTGGTACTTTATCTTGTGCTAAAAAATCTACCTCATACCAATTATTTCCGTTTGCGTCTTTACATGAAATAATATCTATTACGTTTGTATCCTCAAGAGTTAATTTAAGAAATTTACTTGGTACCCCAACATTAAAAGTTTTTGTTTTAGTTTCACCACTTACAGCTTTTACTTTTCTTGAAATTGTATATTGTGTGGCTAATCCTGTATCTGTATCTGTTGTACTTATTCTATCACTATTGGTATCATCCGAACCAGATAGACTAAAATCAACAATATCTAATGTTTCAAAAACAATTGTTGAATCAATGTTAGATGCGACTTGAATACCGGTGTTGAAAACACCAGCTGATTGATAATCTATTTGTGATGCGTTTTCACTTGATGCATTTACTGTTTGTCTAAATGAAAGTTCTGTAGTAGCTGGTATTATTGGTTTTACTTTGTAACCAAACATTTTAGCTAAATTTAAAACACTACGCCTTTCCTCAGCTAAAGGTAATAACATTTCTCTATGTTGTTGGTCAATATAAAAAGATAAGACATCACCAACATAAGCGGACATTTCTAATAACATCATACCAGGTGATGTTTCATTAAAGTCACGGTAAGTGTTAGGAAAATAAGATTTAGCATAATTAATTAATGATTGTTTTAACGAATTAAAATCTTTATTTAAATAATTAACATTAGACTCTTTGAAATCTTTTTTATTATAAGAGGGCATTATTTATCTCCATTAGTATCCTCCACCACCTCCAACAGAACCACCGGTTCCTCCGAGGTTTGTATTGTCACTAACCACATTATCAACTGAAGTTGTGTCACCACCAACCACTAGTTGAACTGACTGTAAAGTGTTAGGGTCTTGTTTTATATTAAAAATTATATCTATGTTAAGCGTGTTAACATCAATAGCATCATTACTTAAAGTTGAGTTAATTTGAATATTTCTCACCTCAACAAATGGTAACCAAAAATCTAAAACATCTAAAATTTCATTTTGAATAGCTAGAGTTGATTCATCTGTAATGTTTTGGAATAAAAATTTTCTTAGTCCTATTCCTAAGTTAGGTTGAAAAAATCTTTCACCCCTTTCTGTATTTAATAGATTTCTTATATTGTTCTTTACAGCCTCAATGGTGGTTGAGGTAGCCGCAAAAAATCCATCACTACCATTTCCTCGCCGAATAGGTAAATCAATGCCTATTTTAACGTTGGTATCGTTATCTTCAATAAATGGTTTTCTTGTAGTATCTTTTATTGCCATATTATAAGAACTCCTCTATATCATCACGGAATAATTTAACATTTGTATTCTCTCTTTGTCCATCCTCATCATTGACATCAAATGCTTGTTGTGAATTTGGGTCTTCACCTATAAATACATATCCAGTTGAGTCCAAACCACCACCCGTATTTGTTGTAAAATCAGGTGATGTTACGTTTGAATCTTTTTCTAAATTTAGTTTTGCTAATGTTGCACCACCCAATCCACCATTTAAAGGTATTTGTACTGGTGCTCCACCAACACCACCTGGAAAAGGAATGTCGGTGCTAGTTACTTGTGTTCCAATGTTTACATTCTGGTCTGGTATTTTAAAATCCTCTAATACAACAGGTGCTTTTAGTTGTGTGATTTTGAAATCAATATTAGTTAAAAAATTTACAAACGCTTCTTTCAAAAGTTCAGATTCTATCTCAATGGTTGAACCATTGGATGTGTTGATATCAGACTCTTCAACACCTTGAGCTTTTAACCCTTCGACTTTTGCATTAATTATGTCTTGCTTTAATCCCACTATTATCTTCCAAGTTTTCGATTAGTTTTTTCTATTGACTTTTCCAATACTTCACTATAATCTTTATTTAAGAATTGACTCATTGGGTCACTAGATGGAACTTGTTGTGGTGATGTTTTATTCATCATATCTTTATATTGTCCACCAACTAATTCATTCATTCTTGATGAGTCAAACTTCTCACCACCCATTGTCTTCCATTCTTCTGATTCTGCTGTTTCATTCAATACATCATTCAATATAGAATTATTTGTATATGATTTTTTTTCAACAATTTTCTTTTGTGGTTTTGGTTGAGATTCAATTGGTTGTTTTAATTCAGTTATTACTTCTTTGATAGCCATCGCAACTTCTTCTCTAACGATTTGTCTGATTAGTGTTTTTATGTTTGTTTTTTTCTTCATATATACCTCTTTATCTATTTGGTTCAATAAAATGATGTTGACTTAATATAGTTGTCAACTTTTGTTCTAAAGGTTCTATCTTAGCTAACAAAGGAGTTTGTTGTGAATCAATTAATGGTATTGGTACACCTTGTACAAAAGCATTTGCTCCCTTTAATTCAGCCAAAAGTTCTCTAAAAATACCTAACAACACATTACCAAGAATCATTGGTTCCATTTCTCTACTAGTGTTATTAGGATTTGGATTTCCTAAAAATGTATTATTAGACTCTATAATTAAATTCTGATTATTCGATATTGTCATGGTTCGTCCTGTACCAATATGAATGTCTTTAAGTGATGAAATAAAAATATCGTCTTTTTTTGTATTCATAGTAATTCTATCTGAGTTTATTAAAATTTGATTTTCATTATCACCCTTACCAAAATCTTGAATCAATCCAGTACTATTATCAACTTGGTTTACATCTGCAACTAAATTACCAATTGTTCTTGGATTATCTTCAACAAAATCCGATGATAACTCAAATCTATCAAAAGTTACACCATTGATGGTATCATCATATCCACCAAAATGCTGAGATAAAGACCCTTTGGATGTTATACTAATTAAACTCCCATCCCCTAAACTTTCGGCTTTGTTAAATTCATTCTGTTCATTTGAAATAAAAATGTACGGATTTTTAAATCTACTACCAACTCTAATACTATTTCCATGTCTACCCTCAATCATAAAATCGCCATGGTTTTCAATTGGTGAACGATTATTTTGCTCATAACCACCCTCTGGATTATCAAGGTCATCATTTTGTAATTTATGTAATCTTCTTCTACTAACTTGTTTAACAAAATTTACAGAATCAGACACAGTATTATTACTTTTGTTATCAACATTATAATTGACATTGTTATCAGTATTTAATGGCCCTAAGTAATATCTGTTATCACCTATACTACATAATAAAACCGGGTCACCTTTACTTGGTGTTTCATTCATACCTCTTAACAAAGGTTTATATCTAAATTCATCAGTAAGCCTCGAGTCAAGTAATGGTGGTGGTTCATCGAACAAATGAGGTCTCGCAATAATGGTGTTAATATTTTCTTCGTTTAAACCGAATCTAATACTATCAGTAGATGTACAATTTTCAATACATTTACCTTCAACGAATTGAACTAAAACAGGTACGTTTATTTCCTTACCAAACGAACCTTTAACTTTCATCCCATCATTTAAAATTACAGAGCTCATTTATTTACCTTTAAAATCAATTGATTTATTTTTTATATTATCTAATCTATCACTTTCTTTTTGTAAATCTTCAACAGTATCTTGAAGTGTTCCCATTAGTTCTTCTTTTTCCTCATCACTTAATAACATTGATTCATCAGAGTCACCTTGAGATTTAGAAATAATTCTTTGTAGTACACCGGCTAATTTAACGAGATGTTCATCATTACGGACAGCTGTATCCATATATTCTTTTATAATTGGTGCTACCATAACCACATCATCTATGGTTGTTATGAATCCGTGTATTTCTGATATTAACAAATCTATTTGAACTTTACGTTTTGTTGTATTTTCGTAAATATCCTTTGTTAGGTCTTGGAAGGTTTTTCCTTCAAATATTTCATTTTTATCCGACATTAAAAATCCTTAGATGTAATTATTCATATATAAATATTAAATTTGTAAGAAAGTTAATAAAAATAAAAAACCCACTTAACATAAATGGGTTTTTTTACTACTATTTATTTTGTATAATGTTTAAAAAAAAGAACCAGTTTTATGATTTATAACTGAACCATTTAAATAATACTCATTTAATATCTTTTTATAATACTTTTTCATAACATTTACAACTGATGTAATATGAGAAGTGTTAACATCTGCCATTTCTCTTATTAAAATATAAAGTGACTTTTTATTAAAGTTTTCAATGTCATCAATTCTTTTCATAAGTTCTATTATGGAATAAGCTATTCTAATATCTCTTTGTTTTTTAAACATAGTAGGTAAATTTATTTCAAAATATTCTATTACCTCTTCTGTTAAATGTTTCATATCAACATTATCAAATGGTTTTTTATTTTTACTTAAATCTAAAACACTTAATTCATCATGAGTTTTTAGTTTTTTGTAGTTGTTGTTATTGTGTAATATAAGATAATTTTTTGCGACTACAGAAAAATAACTGAAAGCTTTTGAACCTTTTGTATGGTCATATTTATGAATATTCATTACCATGAAGGCGACAACTTCGTGTTTTACATCAACAAATGGGTCATCAAAATAAGTAAACTTAAAAGTATTAATTATATTTTCAGCTAACTTATCGAAAGCTGGGTGTATCCTTTTTCCATAAATGTGATTTCTTTCATTATCATTTTCTGAAGAGTTATATTCTACAATCGCATCTTGAACCTCTTGTCCAAAATATACTTTACGTTTTTTCTTTTTAACTATTTTTTTTATTTCAGCTTTAACATCATTAGTTTTCTTTTTTGGCATCTTGTGTCTCCTCTTCAAATATTCCATCTAAGGATAATTGAATTTGTTTTAATTGTTCAAAGAAAAAACCTGTTTCATCATCAGATTCATAATGACCTTTTACATCTACAAGTTTCATTTTTTCTGTTGAGAATTTAATTACTTGTTGAATTTCTAAAATAAATTCCTCGTATTGAGTTATTCTTCGTAATGAGTATCGCAATAAAACTGACATTATTAAGGATATTAAGAAAAATAATATTGTTAAAAACCACCACATAATAATCTCCTAATTAGCGAATAACTCATCAAACTTTTGTTTGAGGTTATCCACTTGTTTCTGTTCGTTTTTAGTTTTTGGAACTTTTGTATTCATTGGCTCTTCGACCTCATTATTTCTATTCCATTGGTCAAACTCTATGTGAGTTGCCATCATGTCAGCTTGGTGTAAAATGTAAGACATATTGGAACGAAGATTGTAATCTGGATTATAAGACTTTAAATAAGCTGTATTAGCATCATCATATAAACCATCCGTTAATTTAATTCCAATGTATTCCTTATCCGTTACCTTGACACCATAATGTTGAAGTAACCATAATCCTCTATCAGGTACTTTCATATATTGCAAAGATGGATTGTGTTTATAAATCTCACCACGATTCTTTCTATGCCAGTCTGAATCTTGTGGAACATAATAATCGTGTTCCAAATCTCCAACCTTACCTAAGTCGTGATGTAGAGCTGCAAACACCAACTCCTCATCTGTGAAGTTAATCATAGCTCCATTCTTTTCCCACAAGTCTTTTATTTGTAAGGAGTGATTCACAATGTGAAGAATGTGTTCAACATATCCACCAGGCATTGCATTGTGAAATGCTGCCTTAGCACTAGCTGGTGCAAACATCATTCTGTCTTTGAAGTCATCATACATCTTCAATAGATTTTCTTTCCTATCATCACTAATGTGTTTATTAATAATATCCATTAGTGTTTCCCAATTCATTTGTATTTGTTCTGCTGTTAGTTTTTTCATTTTACCTCATACCTATCTTTTGTAAATTTAATTGTTGGTTCTTTTCTTAATCTATTTCTATAAGGTGTAAAAGATATTCTTACACCCCAATTCAAATAATCTAAAATATCTTGTTTTGATACTGATTTTTTATTGTGAATAAAATCTAATATTCTTTTGTAGGAATCCGTTTCACTTATGGATGGTAGATTATCTATTGTTTCATTTAACATGTCATTAAATTGATGAATGGCTGTACCCCATTTACCACTTTCAAATCTATCTAAGGATTTCTTAGACCATAGACCTCTTAATTTTCTATCATCATCAAGAAATTTATTTAATTCAAACATAAATTCATTTTCATCTTTATAATATATTCCAGCATCACCAGCTAACTCATGATAATAATCATCATCAGAAAACATGTAAGGTACTCCAACACTCATACCATCAGTTGATGAAATAGCCCAACCACCATATTTCTGTTTACAACTAACCCCAATATAACAACTAGATAGTTTTGAAAAATATCCAAACCTATCATACTTATCATTTGTCATGTATGGTTTTGTTACTGTGTCCGCTAATGGTACCCACACTTCAAAGTCTTGTCTTTGTACCCACAACTTATCCATTTGTTTTAAAAACCAATCATAGTTTTTATATTTATGTGGTCGGTGGTTAAATACAATTATTTTTTTATCAGATGTTTGTTTTTCATACTTTGGAATTTCCCAACCAAGATATTGTGGTTTTAAAATTTCATCTAATTTATTCACAACATCATCATTGAAATGTGTTTTAGCATTTTTTATAATTAGATTTTTTTGTCCTTGAGTATTAATACCACATCTTTCCATTTCCAATATACCAAGAAAGTTAACATCCATTACAGTCATATCATAGTTTGTTATTTCAGGAAATTCTGTCCAATGGGTATAACCAATGAATGAGGGATTAATGTTCGTGTTGTTGTATAAAAGATTTTTTAATTGTAAAGCATGTTCTGGTAAATGTGTATAAACAATATCGTAATGTTTTTTCTTCCAATCTATTTCTCTTATGATTGTTTTAAAATCAAAGTGAGTTCTCATAGCATTTGGATAAGATGGGAGAGGTAATATGATTTGTTCTGTATTATCAAAATCCAAACTATCAATTTGTCTTGGTGATATTATAGTCCAATAAATATCATCTCTTATTTTATTTAGTTCCCTAATAATGTTGCCAAGGACAACAACATAAGAATCTTTTTCCAAATCTTTTTGATAAGTTATGTTTGGATAAACAAGAATGTTATATCCATATTCTTTATCATTGTCCTTAACATCGATGAAGTTATTTAAATTCATTAAGCAAGTATCTCCGCTATTTGTTTTATTTGTTCAGGTGATAAATTATCTTTATTATTTAAAACCTTCTGTAAATCATTTGTTGACATACCCGATGATTTACTTTCATTACAACCTTCACAAAGAATTTGTAAATTAGAAGAATCTGTTTTACCACCTTTTGAATGTGGAAGAATGTGGTCAGCTCTAGCTTCAGCCATAGTAACTTTTTCAGAACATTCCTCACATTTAAAATCAGCGTTAACCCAAGCTTGTCTTTTTTGTTTATCATTAAAAGTTCTTTTAGAATCTTTTAATTGTGTTATACCGAATGATTTCATATCAAATCTTTCTACAATATTATATAACCAATATTCAATGTCATCAATTCTATTACCACTACCAAAGACAGCTTTCATTTGGTATCGTTCACCACCATCATTATCTGGTTTTTCTTTAACAACCTTTTTACCATCATAAAGACTATAGCGGGTATGTGGTATGTGTGGTTCTATTGTATTATCTGAATTAATAGTATCAACTTTATTAACAAAAGTTTTCCAATTAATATCATAATTATCAATATTATAATCTACAGATTTATAAAACCAATCTAACAATATAGTCATTTTTTGTAAAGTTAATTTTTTCCATTTAGACTTAGTCCAATCTGATTCTATAACCATATTGTTTACTTGCTCTAATAATTCAAAGGTTTTATTATATAAGTCTCCATCTTTTTTAAAGACTTCATCTTTTTCTTTAAATTTATTTGAATCAAGATACAATTCATTTAATTTAGAATTACCACCATCTTTATAATCTGTAATTCCATAATGTAACCACATAACTATGGTTGAAACTAATTCATCAGTTTGTCTTTTAATTGACTTTAATCCAATATGATTCAAACTATTTTTAGTATCATAACTATTAAAAATATTATATGGTGACATATCTATAGCTCCAAGAGTACGACACAAAGTAGATAAATTAGTATCATCTGCATTTCTTTTTTCAGCATCAGTCATATTATGTAAATCATTTAGTTTTAAAAACTTTTCTTTAGCTTCTGTATGTGTTAAATCTGAACATACAACAATTAATAGTTTTAGTTTACCTAAAAGTTCTTCTATAGCAGAATATTTTGAAGTTATTGAAGACCAAGTCATATCTCCTATATCATATGATTTACCACCATAATCTATTCCAGTACCAGCTGGAGTTTTAAGTTTATTTTCTAAAAAAGCTATTAATGTTCTTGTTCTATGACCACCATCTATTATTTCCCAAGTGTTGTTATTCAATAATCTCAAATGTATTGGTTGAATAAATTTACCCGATAAGAAATCTGAAATTAATTGTTTCTGCCAGGGTGCACCACTTGGTTTTGGTTGATTATCATTATAATGATAAGGTCTTTGATATATTGGATTTGGATTTAGTCTTTCGTTTCTAAATTGATTCCAATAAGATTGAATTGGTACTAAATACATCATCTCTGATTTATTTATTTCGGAAAGTGCTTCGTTGATTAGCTCCCAAGTAGATGGAGCATTTGTTTCTATAGACATATAATTGTCTCCTATTTTATTATGATTTATACTATCATTCTCAAGTCCTTCAACTCTATAGTTGTCTGAACTTCTTTTATAAGTATTAGTTTTTTTCTCAAACGCATTATATTTTTTATTTACAAGTCTTTTTTTATATTTTCCTTTACTTCCTATTTCTTTCCATTCGATAGTTTTTTCTCTACTCCACATATTATCTTCCAACCTCACCAATGTATTTATCTTTACATTGCTCCCAAGTCATTCCAACTACATCACCATAAAATAATATCTCAGGTTTAATTCTATTATCATTAAATAATGTTGTGTATCTTCTGATAGCTTTTGGTTTCCACCAAGAATTAATTCTATCATAATCCAAAACATATTTTTGTTTCATTACTAAATCACTATCATCAATTTCATTTCTGAGATAGTTTAATCCATTGTCATACATATTAGCAAAGAACACACCTCGTTTAAATCCGTGTTCATAATCTTTTGGTTTTATACCCAAATGTCTAAACACTCTATTGATAACATTTTGTTTGGGGCCTGTTGTTGTAACAGCCTTGTGATGTTCCTCTGGATGATTTTCCTTTAACCATTTGTTCCAAACTAAATAAACTGAATCATCAGGTTTAATCATAATCTTACCAGCTGATTCACCAAGTGTTTTCCAATGTGG